CTACTTGTAACTCCTCCGTCCAAGATGCTGTATCCTTATGAACCGTTAAAGCATATAAACCTTTATACGTTTCGAAAGTGATAGCGTCGATTTCTCCGGCAACAGTTTCAGTAAAAGCAGTAATTTCTGACTTATTCCCTACGTAAATCTTATCTTTTTCGATTCCTGGTACGTTAAAAGTCTCGTCGCAAGAAGGTCCTACCCAACCCGCTGTAATTAAACATTCTGCCATTTTAATATCTTTTTAAAAGGGAGGCGCGAACCTCCCATTAATAAATCTTATTTCTACTAGTAGTTAGATACTACAACTTGAGAAGGGAAGTGAATTTGGAAACCTGCAGCGAATCTACCTTTAACCCAGATATTCTCCATATACTGGTCCATTCCTACTTTTAATTCCATTTCTTCTCCTTCTACGTCTACAGCTAGTACTAAATCAGACTCTTTGATAAGCACTAAGTAATCTGTTCCGTTTAATCCTGGGATACCTTCAATAGCGATGTTAGTACCGTCTACGAATCTCTTCTCGAATCCTTGGTTATAAACTACAGTACCTTTGTTATCTCTGTATCCTCTTTCGTACATTTTAGCCTTATCGTCTCCCATTAACACGTACCATCTCTCGTCTTGGATAGTAGAGTAAGCATCTACTGGTAAAGCGTCGTATAAATCTTCTACTTTCTCAACGATGTTAGACTCAGTTAAAGCACCTGCAGTTAAAGATTGAGCAGCAGGAATACCTCCACTTGCAATCTCGTCTGCGATTACTTTGTTTAGTCCGTTTAAGTGGTCTAAAGAACCTAAAGCGTTAGGTGCAGTAGCTTTGTTACCCTTAACTAAAACTTGCTCCATCATCTTACCAATAGCTCTATCTAAAGAAGCCATTAACTCAGCCTCTAAAGGTGCTAATCCTTCGTAATCTTGTCCAGAAGGCATAATTTGACGAGTAAACTTCTTCTCTAAATCTCTAACGCAGTAAGAAGTGTTAATCTTTAAAGACTCTACAGTAATGTCTCTCTGTTCGATGTTTAAATCACCTGAAGCGTTGAATCCGCAAGCTTCTCCGTTTTGTAATAGGTCGTAGTCGTGTTCTACGTCTGGTAATTTGTGCGCACCCGGTTTGAATCCAGTATACACAGTAGCTAATCCTGCAAGTCTTGATTTCATTACAGACTTAGCGAAAAATGTAGATGCGTGTTCAGTAGTATAATCTGATAACGCTGTTAAATCAAATGCCATTTTTTATTATTTTTTTAAGTTTCTAAATACGTCTTTAGCCGTTTCTTTTTTGTTCTCGATAGCTGGCTCTACTACCGGAGTTAAATCTTCTCCTACCTCTTCTGTTAACTTTTCGTTTAAGTCCTTTACTTCGTTCTTAAAAGATTCGTTAAGCTCTTGAGATTTCTTAAGCATTTCAAAAGTTTCCTCTAAAGTAGCTTTCAAGTCTTTGTTCTCAGATTCTAAATCAGCTTTAGCTTCTTTTAAAGACTTAACCTCGTTAGATACTTCCGCGTAACGCTCGTTAAGTTCGTTAGAAGCGTTTTCTAACTTGTTTGATAAGAAAGCCTTAACCTTAGCTAAGATTCCTTCTTCTTTCTCTTCGATAACTTCCTCAACTTCTTCTTCAGTAGCTTCGTTAGTTACCTCTTGAGTCTCCTCTAAAGTTTCTTCCGTAGCATCTTCTAAATTAGCTTCAACAGTTACCTCTTCAGTAGTTTCCTCTACTTTTAATTCTTCTGCCATTTCTAAATTATTAGGTAAATTTTTAAAATTCTTAACTAAATCAGTAGTAGCCTTTGCAGCTACAGCTAGACCTTCCGTTAATCTAGTAGCAAAACCGTACTCTAACGCCTCTGCACCAGTTAACCAAGTCTCTTCGTTCATTAAAGCAGTTAAACGCTCTCTAGATAGGTTAGAGTTCTTTTCGTAGATACTTAAGATAGTCTCTTTAATCTTATCTAAAACGTCCGCTTGTTTTCTTAAGTCCTCTGCTTCTCCTCCTGCCATTGTCCACGGATTGTGAATCATAAAGAAAGCACTTTCGCTAATCTCTAACTCATCTGCCCCTAAAGCAATAACAGTAGCGATACTTGCAGCTAAAGAATTAATCTTAACAGTAACTTTATTAGGTAAACCTTTTAAGTAATTGTAAATCTCGATTCCTTCGAAAACAGAACCACCCGGAGAGTTGATATTAACTAAAACCTCTTCAGTAGGATTACCTATCATAGAAGAAAGTTCGTCTTTTAACTCTTTAGCATAGATACCCCATCCTCCGATCTCGTCGAATAAATCTACCTCTACTTGATTATTAATCTTTTGTGCTTTATACCACATACGTTGTAAAATATTATTAATTACGATTTTTAAAAATTACGTTTTTTAAATTTTTTTATAATTATTAACCCATTTGTAAACAGTAGACTCACTTACTCTATGTTTTTCAGCTAAGTCAAAATAGATATCAGAATTAGGTATGTTAGGGTTTTTAGCCTTTAACTCTTTAAAATCTGCGCATAAACAGAATCTAACTGCGTTTCTTGGCTCTATTAGTCCTTCTTCTAATAACATATTAACTTGATTAATAGTTAAACCGGTGATTGATGAGATTTGTTCTTTCATTTTTTTTTATAAAGTTGAGTTGTTTTCTATTTCTGATATTCTAGTTTGAGCCTCGTTGATCTCTACTACGGATACTGTAGGAGACATATTTATACTATTAATAGCTCTAATGATATCTAAATTTGAATTATTTGGAGCGTTAGATACATTAGGTACTCCTAAAACTCCTCCTCTAGCGAACCTTTTACCTCCTTCAGCTTCATTAATAGCAGATAAGATACCTCCGTATTTCTTAGTAGATTTCTTATTAATAACCGCTTCTCCACCTTCTAACTCTCCAAAAGGCGTTTTAATACCTCCGTTAGCGTGGCTTGGACCGTTTAAAATACCTCCTTTAGCGAACTTTTGTTGTGTTACAATAGCCGCACTGGTTATACCTTGAGCTATAATAGCAATCTTTTGAGCTGTACCTACTGTTAAACCGGCTAAACCTCCTGTAAAAAGGTTAGGTAAGAATAAAGGCGATTTTTCGTTAACCTCTACATTCATTAAAGCTTTTTGTGTATTAATAGCTATTTCAGCTAAAGCTAATGCTTTAATTAACTTACCGTTCTTTTTTCTAGACTCTTCATCTCTAGATAATAAAGATATGGTAGAACCTACTAAAGCAGCTTGAGACTCTAACCTAGCGTTATCCATCATCTTAATCTGTTCGGTAGTCATCTTTTCACTCTCTACCTTTTCATTATTAGCATCTTTAAGGTTAGCTACTTGTTTTTTAGATTCTTTTTCTAGAGCTATTGTTTGAGCTTTAGCAAACTGAACCGCTGCACTATCCTCTGCGGTAGTAGCTATATCTATAGGTCCTTTAGTGCTATCTGTTTTGGTAGATAATTTAGTTGTTATTGTTTGAGTTACATCAGTAGGTTCAACACCTCCAAATAATGACTTAACCAAATCTTGTCTTTGTTTTTGCAGTTTATTAGCCTCTTCGGTAGCCTCATTAACGTCTTCTTGAGCTGACTTTAAAGTAACTAACGACAATGTGAGGTCATTATTAGCTTTACCTTGAGCATTAGTAGTCACTATTCCAGTCTTAATATTATCTATAACTTCTGTTTGAGCATCTAGCCCTTCTTTAGCTTTAGTTATTTGTTCCTCTAAAGTAGTATTAACAAAGTCTATACCTAATCCATACTCCTCATTTAACTTAATTAAATCACTTCTTATCTCTTGCTCTTGCTCAAATACTATATTCTGTAATCTTGCTGCCTCTGTTAATTTCTCTTGAAGCTTCTCATCTTGTAACTGTAAAGCAATCTTATTAATTAACTCTTGATTAACTTGTTTAAGTCTATTAGCTATCTGTTCGTTAGTAGCTTTTTCCGCTTCTAAATTGCCTAAAAAGTCAGGATAAACACTATTTAATTCTTTTACAAGTTTCAACCTCTCTGACTCCTTAATATTAGCATCTGTTATTCTAGCTACTAATAAATTAAGCTCCATTCTCTGCTTTTGTAGCTTATCGCTACCTTTTTCAGTCTCCGTAAAGAACTTAATAACAGAAGACGATAGATTCACAAACCCTCTTATAATTTTACCTAAAAAGCTATCCGTAGTACCTAATGATACTAAAAAACTATCCCAAGCATCACCTAGATTAGATATAGCACCGCCTAATGTTTGGCTAATCTTTTGAGTAGAACCGCTAACCCCCTGCAAATCTCCTAAAGCTAGTATATAACCTTGAATCGCTTTCTCTGTAAATTTAACCTGAGTCTCTACTCCTTTAAAAGTAAACTTAACATTATCTCCTTCTTTCTTTGCCCTAATACCAAATTCTTTTAATCTCTCGAACTCTCCTACTTGAGCATCTATAATAGCCTCCGTTAATTGGTCGAATGACTTACCAGTACTATTTGCTAAATCTGCTAAGTTCTCAATTTCTGATATAGTAGGTTTGAACCCTTGATTAACTAACTTAACATAAGCATCTGTTAATTCAAGTACACTAAAGTTAGTTCTAGCGGCAAATTTTTGTATCATTTGAAAGCTCTTTTGAGCCTCTGATTTAGAGCCTAAAGCAGTCTCTAATACTGCCTCTAACTTTTCAAACTTTGAAGTAATGTTAGCTACCTCTTTACTAAATTCAACAAGTTTACTAACCGCAAAAGCACCCGCTAAAACACCTCCTACTCTTTTAAAAGCCGTAGTAACTCCTTGACCTACTCTAGTAGCTAAAGATTTAGTGTCTCTTAAAGATCTATTAAACCTTCTTATAGTAGCTTGGTTAGCTGTAATCTCTTTCTTAAGCTCTTCAAACCTTTTAGTACCTACATTAGTACCATCTAATTCCTTCTTTAATTCTTTAGTCCTTTTCTTTAAGGTTCCGAAGTCTTTTATTACTTCACCGGTATCTATATTAATACCAAAAAATATTTCCTCTCTAGCCATTAAACTATTTGTATAAATTCACACTTAACCGACTCAAAAACTCCGGCTTTATAATCTTCTACCTTATTAAGATAATAATAAACTCCGTTAATCAGC